CAATAAAACTAAAACAAAAATTATGATTAAATTATTTAAAGATCCGTTTTTCGACGTTCTTGATGAACTATCTCGCTCAAATCATAATATATTTGAGCCAAAAACAAAAATTAATAAAAATGAGGAAGGTTACAAGTTGTTTGTATCAGTTCCAGGATTATCAAAAGATGATTTAAAGATCACATTAAAAGAAGGTGTTCTAAAAATATCTTATGATGATGAAATTAAAACCGATACCAATCATTTTGTTTCAAAATTCGATAAATCCTATACTATACCGGATAATGTGAATGAAAAAGATATTGTTGGTAAAGTGGAGAATGGTTTACTAGAACTAACACTTCCAGTAGGTAAAAAGAAACAAACCGAAAGATTTATTAATTTAAATTAATCTCAAAGCCCCTTAATTGGGGCTTTATTTTTTTATTAGAATTATTTATATTATATAAAAAAATTATGGCAATAACATCTGAAAGAATTGAGGGTAAGAAAATATCGGTTGATATAAAGTCATCTAATATAAAATCCGCTCTATATGATACCGAATTGGAGTTACTAACGGTTACATTTAATAATGGGACTATTTATGGATATGAAAAGGTTCCATGGGAAATATTCACAAAGTTTAGACTTAGTGATTCACAAGGAGCTTATTTAAATTCTACAATAAAGAAAAATTACCAATATCAAAAAATCGCGTAATGAGTGGATTAATAGACGAACTTTTAGAACTATCTGACCCTGAGGTTGATCAAAGAATTATCAAATCTTTTAAATTAAAGGATAGTCTATGCCCGTTGATTTTTGATAAAACCAGTGAGGGTGGTTATTCTATTAAGAAAGAAATTAGAGATCAATTGATTTCAATCTCAGATGAGTTCATTACGTTTTGGGGTGTTGATTTCTTTATTCATGACATCATTTTAACCGGTTCGTTAGCAAATTATAATTGGTCTGAATATTCTGACGTCGATTTACATATCATGGTAGATATGAGTGAATTGAGTGATAGTGAAGCGTTAACAAAAATTGTTAAGGAATTTTTCGACGCTAAAAAGAACGTGTGGAACGAAAAGCATGACATTAAAGTGAAAAACTTTGATGTTGAGTTATACGTACAGGATATCGATGAAGAACACGTATCTTCTGGCGTTTATTCCATATTAAATGACGAGTGGGTTGTGGAACCATCTCAAAAGCCTGAAAGTGTTGATACACAGAAAATACTAGATAAAGGGGAATATTTCGCAAAACAAATCGATTCATTAATCGATGATTATAAAAACAATAAAGACGTAACTACTGGTGAAACAGCGTTAAGAGATAAATTAAAGAAATTTAGAAAAAGTGGTTTGGATGCTGGTGGGGAGTATTCTTATGAAAACTTAACATTCAAATTACTTAGACGAAATGGGTACATAGAAAAATTAATGAATCTTAGAAACGATATGATGGACAAAAAATTATCCGTATCATAATCGATATCACTATTTTTTTCCTTTTCTGCAGTATTTATACAATAAGAATAAGCTTATTTTTAATTAAAAAACAATGGGAGATTTAAAACCTATCGGTAGCGAAAAACTTCAAGGTGATGACAAAATCAAAAGAATCCTTGAATTAACCTACTACAAACAAAACACAATAAAAGAAAACACTAGATCAGTCCACGCGGAATTGATTAAAGAAACCGTAAACGGTGTTTATGGTATTGTTAGAGAAAAGGACGGATACTATGTTAAAAGAGGTTTAAACGAAAACACTCTTGATTATATTGGTGGCTTGTTCATGAAAAATAAAAACAAATTTTCGTCATATGCTGAAGCATTAAAAAGACTTGAGTTGATTAATTCACAAGAGTTGAATGAAGATGTTACAAAATATGTTTTAAAACAAAACAAACCGAAATCTGAAGAACCATCACCAGTACCAGCAATGCCGGAAGATCTTCCAGCACCTGCACCAGAAATGGGTGGTGATTCTGCTGAAATACCAGCACCAGAAATGGGTGATACAACATCAGATATGAGTGAACCATCTGCGGATGATATGTCAACTGGTGAGCCTGAAGCAAGTAAGCGTTCTGATTACATGGCTGAAATTCAAAAATTTGCCGGTAAATTAGGTCAAGAGCTAAGAGATCAACAACCAAAAATGGAAAGTGATGATATTAAGTATGTTCTTAATATGATTATTTCTGCGGTTGATTTGGATATCTTAGATGAAGAAGATATTGAAGATATTGCTAAGAAATTTGAAAGAGATGAAGAGTCTATAGGTGAACCAGAAATGGACGAACCTACACCAGAAGATGATATGGAAGTACCATCTGATGATGAAGCACCTTCAGCACCGGAAGATGATTTAGCTGAAAGAATTTCTAAGTTAGAAGAATTAATTAACACTAAATTCGAATCTAATGAACAAGACTTAGGTGAGTACGAAGATGTTGAAGAATTTTACTTTTTTGGTGACGAAGATTCAGAAAAACAAGACGATGAATTCGAACCATTAGGACATAGTTCAGAGGATGAAGAATATTCTAAAGAAGCTAAATTAGATATTACACCAGAATTAGACGATATAAACGAAAGTATTAATACGACGTTAAGCAAATATTTTGAATAAATGTATCTTCTTTATATCAACGAATTAGGACAAGACTATAAAGGTCAAAGACAATATGAATTTATCTTTGGTAATAACCCTGATGCGTTAGTTGAAGAATGGTTCATTATTCCCTCAGCAGGTAGATCAATACCTCCAGAAATTGAAGATATTGATTTAGTCGCTTTATTAAAAAACTCAGATTTGAAACTTGAATTAGTTCAAAATTCTGATTATTTTGGTGTGATTGACTCGGTTGATGGTATTGTTGCTTTAGGTTGGGAAGCTTTCGACATAAATGCTGAAGAAAGACCTGTAAGGGTCTCTTTTCATTTTGGTGAGGAGCTAGACAGTGTAACTGAAAAATTAGCAAAAAAAGGACTTAGGTTAATTAACGAAGAAATTAAATTCAAATTAAAATGAAAAGAATAGATATTATTGAAAAATTAATCGCTGAAGGATTTTCTGAAAAGACTTTAGTTAGATTTAATGATAAACAATTAGAAAAACTTTCAAGTAAAATATTGAAAGAAGGGTTACAAGTTAAGGCGGATGATATAAAATCAGACCCAGCTTTAGCTGATAAATTAAAAGATAAAGATGTTACAATTGTTCCAGAGGAAGAAGAAGTGATAAAAAAGAGTGGTGTTAAACAAAAAAAATCAGCATTAAATATTAAAAAATTAAATGCGTTTGTTGAAAATGTTGTAGATAAACAATATCACACATTAGCGACTAAGGGTGATATCGTATCTTTAATCAAAGAAAGAATCAACACACCTGAAAACAATATAACTGAAAAACTACAAGGTAAATTACCTGAGTTTATGTCATTTGATAGCATTGTATCTGCTGGTCAACCACAAACTGAACCAACACCACAAACTCCGGAAACAATTCCTTCAAGACCTAGTGAACCTAAAATATCTCCGGATCAAAATCCAAGAAAGAGACCATTTAGAAATCCTAATGAAGAGCCAGCTGTTCAACCTAGACCAAAGGCTAAGGTAAAAAAAATAAATAATATGGCATCAATGCCAATGGCTGCAGAATAATTAGACTATGAAAATAACTAAAAAAGAGCTATTATTGAGATTACAAGAAAATCTTAATGAAATGCCAATAAAATACGATTCAGAAGATAGACCTAGTTCAGATATTGAACGAGATTTATCAACCAGAGAGACGCCATTTAAAAAAGTTAACTTACCTAAGGATGTTGAAGAGCCGTACACGAATTTTGAAGAATTATTGGCATCAAAACGTTATCAGGAAATTGTTAACAACGTTAGACAATATACTGGATTACCAAGACTTTCACCGGACCAAAGAACTATAGGGACATTGTTAAATACAATGGGAATGGCACAAAGTAGAGTACAACAAATCGAATCAAGACACAAAAGACAATTAGAACAATTGGCTATCGAGTTAGTAATGAAGGAGATGGGTGTTGAGGAAGGTGACATTGTATATGAAGCAAGTATAGAAATCCCTGATTCTGAAGGGTTTCAAGAAACTAGTTCCGAAGATATGGAACCAGAAGAAATTGAATTAGAAAAAGAATTATATGATGAACTAGAAGATCTAACTTTAGAAAGAGCTAAAAGAAGATTGATTAATGCTATGATGGCTGGTTCATCATCTAAGGGCCATTACATGTATCATTATGCTGCAGATAAACTTGTTGAGATAACAGGTGATAGAAATATCATAGGTCTTTATGGTTCATTGATGTCATCAGCGGAAGCTATGTTATGGCAAATGGATAATCAAAACTTAGGTTTAGGTGGCGGAGGCGGTGCACCTCAAGCAGGTGGAAAAGAAACCACTTTTGTAAACGAAACACCACCTAGAGTTGTTGCAACAGCAATAAACTTTCCAATACTAGTACATGAATTAATGAAAGGTACTTTGGAGGTTGTTGCGGCATTACACGGCCAACCACAAGATAAAGAAATGGCTAGTAAGGTGATTGAATTAGAAGACACCCTACAAAAAGAGATTTGGGATTTAAGATTAGGTCCAGCTATTTGGAATATATTGAGGGATTCGTTTCCTGAAGAAGTTATAACTGATGAAGATAAATCTGGAATGCAGTTGATATTTTTCCAAACAATCGTTTCAAAACCAGCTAAACAATTTTTAGTATTCATGAAAGAAGTTTTATCAAGCACACAGTCTGGTAAACAATTAATGGGTATGCTTTATAACATAATTAATAGTGAAATTAATGATTATGATTATAAAGTTGCAATGCAGAAGTTTGATGAAGAATTAAATAAAAAATCAGATGATGTTGATCCAGATGGATTAAGAGATTTCCTAGGAGATCTTGGAATCGGATTATCTGATAATTAAATTTCATCTTTTAAAACATAGTAAAAGTGGTCCAAAAGACCACTTTTTTAATATTTATATATATGAGTCAAAAAATAGAACAATTAAAAGAGTACGCACGTATCATAAAAGATACACCATACGCACTTAGAACTTATCTTCAGACGTTTGACAATACACAGAAAAGATTTGTGCCGTTAGAGTTGTTTCCAGATCAAATACAGTTATTAAAGGATTACGAAACATATAACGAAAATATCACTAGAAAATATAGACAAGCCGGGGTAACAACTGTAACTGCTGCTTGGTTATCCAAAAAACTACAACTAGCAAAACCAGAAAACCCTGAAAGAGTTCTTATTATTGCCAACAAAAGAGATACTGCGATTGAGATGGCTAATAAAGTTAGAAACTTTTTAGATCAGTGGCCGGATTGGATTAATGTTGGGTTTTCCGCAGATAAAAACTCGGAAAGTAGATTTAGATTAAACAATGGTTCGGAAGTTAAGGCGGTTGCAACATCTGCCGATGCACTTCGTGGTTTTACACCAACAGTACTTGTATTCGATGAGGCCGCGTATATTGAAGCTGGGGAAGACTTCTGGGCAGCATCTATGGCGTCATTATCTACAGGGGGTAAAATCATATTGATTTCAACACCAAACGGTTTTGACCCAATTTATTACGGGGTGTATGAACAAGCTATCAGAGGTATTAACGATTTCCACATAACCGATTTAAGATGGTTTAAAGACCCTAGATATACTAGAGACTTAAAATGGATAAAGGTTCCAGATATTGTTCATTACATGCTAAACAGGGAGCAATATAATGATGATGAGGTGATATTAAACGATCCAGAATACGATCTAACCAAATACAACCAATACTTAGACGAGGGTTATCAACCATATTCAAGTTGGTTTGAATCCATGTCTAAAAAGTTTAAATATGATAAAAGAAAGATTGCTCAAGAGCTTGAGTGTGACTTTCTTGGATCTGGGGATAGTGTAATTCCATCTGAAACAATGGAAAGAATCGCTAAAACCATGATTAAAACTCCGAAAGAAAAATATATGCAGGGAACCCTGTGGCAGTGGAAAGATCCGGAGGAAGGTCATAGATATATCATGGGTGTCGATGTTAGTAGGGGTGATAGTGACGACTTTTCGTCTATCAGTATAATTGACTTTGATGATAGAGAACAGGTTCTAGAATATGTTGGTAAGATCCCGCCAGATGATTTAGCATCAATAGCTTATAAATGGGGTATTTTATATAGTGCATTTATTGTTATTGATATTACAGGTGGTATGGGTGTTGCAACATCAAGAAAACTACAGGAGATGAATTATAAAGATTTATTTATTGATGGTTTTAATACTAAGAATGTTTGGGAATATAATTCAAAAGCATTAGAAAAAATCCCTGGTATAAATTTCAATAACAAAAGAACTCAAATCGTAGCTTGTTTTGAAGAACAGCTTAGACATGGATTTATTGTTAGATCTAATAGATTGTTAAATGAGTTAAACACATTTGTTTACATAAACGGTAAACCAAATCACATGAAAGGTGCTCATGATGATGCTATTATGGCGATCGCAATTGCTATGTATGCTGGAGATATATCATTTACACAATTAAAAAGAAATGAACAACAGAATAAAGCAATGTTGGAATCTTGGGTTATGTCCGAAAGAACATATGAAGCAGATACAACACATTATTCATATGGTGGTACTTTAGATCAAATAGGCTCGATGTCAATTGATGGGTCTGGGAATAATATGTTTGGTAGTACACCAAATAAGTCACAATATAGCCAATATTCTTGGTTATTTGGAACAAATAAAAAGGGTTTATAATGTAATAAATTTTACTTAGTTTAAGTAGAATACTATTTATACAATATGGCAAATAAAGATTTAACAATTTTTCAGAAGTTAACTAAGGTTTTTGGGTTTGAAAACTCCCCAGTCGACAGTCAACCGTCTTTTAATTTTTCTAGAGATGAATTATTAAAAACTGGTGATCCAGTTGAATTTGAAAAAGCTAAGTTACAAGCACAGCAATCTCATTATCTATTTGATAAATGGGCTAAATTAGACAATTCATTATATAACCAATCTGTTTATTATGAGCCAACTAGATTATCGGCTTATTATGACTACGAATCAATGGAGTTTACTCCGGAGATCTCAGCCGCATTAGATATCTATTCGGAAGAATCTACAACGTTATCCGAAAAGGGTCAGATATTAACGGTTTATTCTGAATCAAATAGAGTAAAAAATATATTAACTGATCTTTTTGAAAACAAATTAGACATAAACACTAACCTACAAATGTGGGCTAGGAATTTATGTAAATACGGGGATAATTTTGTCTACCTAAAAAGTGATCCTGAACAAGGTATCATTGGGTGCCAACAATTACCAAACATTGAATTAGAAAGATGGGAAGGCGCTCAAAGTAGAACCCCGAATCAAGCAGATATTAAAATGCCTGTTCGTGAGTTAAGATTTAGTTGGAAAACTAAAGATATGGAATTCCAGTCTTGGGAGATCGCACACTTTAGATTAATGGGTGATGATAGAAAATTACCATACGGAACGTCAATGTTGGATAAGATTAGAAGAATTTGGAAACAATTACTTTTAGCTGAAGATGCAATGTTGATTTATAGAACATCAAGAGCTCCGGAAAGACGTGTATTTAAAATATTCGTTGGTAATATGGATGATAAAGATATTGAACCATATGTACAACGTGTCGCAAATAAATTTAAAAGGGATACTGTAGTTGATCAAAGAAATGGTAATGTTGATATGCGTTACAATCAAATGGCTGTGGATCAAGACTTTTTTATTCCGGTTAGGGACCCTGCAGCGCCTAGTCCAATTGAGACATTAGCCGGCGCACAAAATTTAGGTGAAATTGCCGATATTGAATACATTCAAAAGAAACTATTGGCGGCACTTCGTATTCCTAAAGCATTTTTAGGGTTTGAGGAAGTTGTTGGCGATGGAAAGAATTTAGCTTTGATGGATATGCGTTTTGCAAGAACTATCAATAGAATTCAAAAATCATTAATACAAGAGCTAAACAAAGTTGCATTAATTCATTTGTACCTATTAGGTCTAGAAGATGAATTAGAAAATTTTACATTAGGTTTAACAAATCCTTCCGCACAATCAGATTTATTAAAGATTGAACAATGGAAAGAAAAGGTTACGCTTTATAAAGACGCAACATCTGATCAATCACAAGTTGGTATCCTTCCTGTTTCACATACTTGGGCTAAGAAAAATATTCTTGGAATGAGTGATAATGAAGTGTTGCTTGATTTACAACAACAAAGAATTGAAAGAGCAATGGGCTTCGAGTTATTGAACACACAAACAATCATTAAACGTTCTGGGGTATTTGATGAGGTTGATAGTAAGTATGGTATACCAGAAGATGAAAGACAGCAGATTGAAGATCAAGGTGCTGAAGGAGATGCTGAAGGTGGAGGAATGCCTGAACCACCATCACCGCCATCACCACCAGCCGCTGGAGGTTCAGATGGTGAACCATTAAGTGAAAATAAATTTCATAAAATGAGATCTTATTTGGGTGAATCAGACAAAATTGAAGACCTTTTTAATATGGAAAAGGCGCAAAAGAATATTTATGAAATAGAAAATAAATTGAACAATATATTAAACGATTAAAAATGAACAAAATTGGTGTTGTAAAAAGTAAGATTTTAAAGAAACTAACGGAATCGTTTAGTATGAACGATAAATCCGAAATGAAGACTATTCTAGGAAAAATAGTTTCAAATAAGGATTTTAAAGAAATGTATTTGTTTTATGAAGAAATTGAAAACAAATATTTTGATAATTCTGAAACAGCTAAGTTATATGTGGAAGAGTTAAATTTAATTTTAAAATCAAAAGCCAAGAGTATTAGTGATTTTTGTGAAGAGTTGAATGAAAATTTAAAATCAATTGACGCTGATACACATGAACTATATTCATATCTAGATCAGTTATCAGAAGATGATAATTTGAGTAATTTAGATAAAAAAGTTATAGCTAAGAAAAAATTGGTTGAACACTTAACTAAGAAGAAAGAAGTTAAGATTGAAGAAGGTGTTGATTATACAAGTAATGAAAATTTACTTTATTCAGTACTAGCGAATAACTTCAATAGTCTTTATTCACAAAACTTAAGCGAAGAGCAAAAAGAAGAATTGAAAACCATTTTATCAATGTCTGATGAAGATTTAAATGGTAGTGTTTCTGAATTAAAAGAAAGTGTATTATCTAAAGTTAATAGCATTCTTAATGAAGAAAACGATGGTGACTTAGCTAGTAAGTTAAACAATGTGGTTTCCGAGGTTAATTCTATGGAAACATCAAAATACAATTATTATAGATTAAAGCAATTAAAAGACGGTCTTGATTAATTAAGACCATCTTTTATACCTTGAATATATTTTGCTTTTAGAACTTCCCCCCTTTTTATTACAGACGGTTTAACAAATTCTTGTCTTTTTCTTAACTCTTGAATTTGTTTTACTTTATGTACCTTATTTTTATATTGCTTTAACGCAATATCTATTCCTTT